AAAATGCTTTTGTTGAGGATGATGTTTGATTAGATAAGGATTTTAGTCTTCTATCGCTTTCTTGTACATTCTTTGCGACTGAACCAACGTCTTTTCCAGCCTTCTTCGCGTTTTTACCTAGATTCTTTAAAGAACCATCATCAGTAATTTTAACCTTAACCGAACCGCCATCTCTTTTCTTTCCTGCCATTATTTTTTATGCTTTCTCTCTTGTGCCATTCTTTCGTTTATTGAACGACTATTGAGAGCCTCGATGTTTTTTAGCCAAAAAACACATTGTTTCTTGTCTTCAACTTCGTATATATCTAAAATTGTTCCTAGTGCTGATAAATCTTTTCCAAAGTAAGACCCAGACATTCCGTCCCATCTGTCAGGTAACATATCGTGAATTGAAAATGCTATCTGCACCTCGTAGGGTAAATCCACACGAGAGGGAGGCATCTTATTAGGGTCGGGTTCTTGTCCCAGTTGTTCACAGACTTTTAAATACTTATCTAAATCTATGTCATGTTTAAAAAATCTTTCTAAATCCGCAAGTAGTAATGTTACTTGCGTTCTGTAAAATTTTCTAAGTCACCAACTTGTTCAGTTACCCACGTATCGAAATCGTTTGAATTTTTCATTAAAACTTCACAATTTTCTTGTGTAAATTCTAAGCAATCATTTGCATCGACTCCTGATGTATCAACTAATAGAAGCTCTTCTAAGTATTTATACTTCAGTCCAGTCCAGTTTTTTATAACTGCGGATATATACTGAGGTAGGAATTTATCTGCATCGAATTCTTCTTCGTATGCTCTAGTTTTCTTATTAAACTTATTAGTTACGCATTTATTACGTAATTTTAGTAACTCTTCTCTTGCAAGATAAGTTAGTTTAACTTTGAAATCTTCCATCCCAGGATAATCAAATTCTACGGTTTTGCTAGGAGCAAGTAAGCTCTTAAGCGATATTGGTTCTTTTTTTAATTCTTGTACTACTTCTTTATTTTCCAATTTTATTCTCCAAAAAAATGAATGAGTGAGGATTGGATGCCCTCACTCACTCGAGTTTATATTATGAGGTGTAAGTTACACTCAATTCATTTGTTGCATCGGCTGCTGTAGCTGATGACATATCAGACGCTAATCCATGGAAAGCTACATCTACTGATACTACATCTTCAATACTATGTGAAGGTAGTTCTAAATGCGCTTTTGGTAAAGCTACTGAACATCTTGGGGTACTAGTACCTCCGCCTATTCCAAAGGTTAAGGCGAACGCGTTAGTAATAACTCCTCTTGATTCTTGAAGTTTCTCAAATAAGTCTAATGACCCATTTGCTACATCATTCAAGTAACAAGTAAAGTTTCCAGAAACTGACCTAGTGCCTGTCACATGCCCTAAAGGCGTGTTAACACTACCAAGTGTTTCTGGGGTTAAGTAATTAAGATTATTCTCAATACTTATGCTACCACCAGTCAATGTTACAGCAAAAGTGATATCACTAGCTCCTAAACTACCTGTATTACCTGTAGTTTCGGAAGCGTCATACACGATTGTTAAATCTGTTAACTTTTGTCTTATATAGTTGCTTGATGAGGAAATTCCTTCATTAATTAAACCGAGAGTAGTTTCACCACCCGCAGTTGTTACTAAAGAAGCTGTTTCTTCAATTGTTTTTCCGTTTCCGGACCAGGCTACTTGTGCAATACCATCAATATCGAAATCGATTGTAGCAGAACCGACTGAACAGTCTGCTAGTTTATAGACGGTTACTCCGTCGTCGCCTGTTGTATATGTTGTACCTTCAGTATCCTTGGAAGCACCAAGAACAAAGAATAGGTCAAATACTCCGATTGTTACTTTGTTTGAACTTGCGAAATCAAATGCGTTAGGTTCGTGAGTTGCAGGATCAAATGTTCCTGATTCACCAACTGCAGCCATATAATTCTCAGCGCCCATAGCAGCCCATAGTGGGCCTTCTACTGCAAACTTTTTACTAGCTCCGCCATGTAGTCCTGCATCTGCTGCAACTGAACCAGCTGCTGAAGTTGTAGGTCTCATGTAAGTACTAAAGCTCCATTCTGCTGGTGCAAAAGAATCGGTAAACATTGCTCTACCTCTCTTACTGTACCCAGATGCGCCTGCTGCTTCATTCAAAGTTACTTCTGTCGTATTTGTTCCCTGACTGAATGAAAATCCATCCAAAACAGGAATTTCATAAACTGCTGTGTTGGCGGTTGTCCCGTCAGCACTCCACTTCATAAAAACTTTTGTATCTCTACTAAAGAAAAATGACATTTTATATCTCCATTAATATCGAATCTCGCAGGTGATTTCTCCTACACCCAGAGGTTCCAATACGCCTTCATCTGTATCCACAGTAGCAATTGTTGTTTGCACTGTAGTATGAGATGTTCCTGTTGAGTCTGTGTAAGTTAAGGGATCATTATCCTCCAACACAGTTTCAACGTCTTCTAACAATTCTTCGAGAGCTTCTATGACATCATTGTCATCTGAAACATAACATCGAACTGTTATTGTTAAAAATCTAAATCGAAATCCACCACCATCGTATTCTCTGGTTTCCGCTCCTGCTCCAACATGAATAGTTGGAAATTCATTTACTTCATCCCAGAATTTAAGTCTACGCTCTACTGAGGCAACTGAAGATCTAAATGGAGCTTGTCCGTTTATTCCTTCTAGTGCTATACATATAGATTCAACTATGGCTCTACGACGCGACGAATATCTTCTTGCTGTTGTTGAGTCCATTATACTCTCCTAGTTTTTATAAATTTACTTTGCATTGCTTGTGCAACGATTTCTCTAATTGTTTGCCCAATTATTCTTCTTGGGTCTCTTTGTACGCTACCCATTTTATTGCCGGGTTCAAATGTTTCATAAGGGTCTCTCATGTAAGTATAATCTGCACTTAAACCGCCTCTCGGCCCTTGCATTACTTGTGTAACTCGGGCTGAGTTTGCAAATCTACCTGTTCTATATCTTAAACTCGGTGGATTCATTCTCATGGCCACTGCTTGTGGCAATACTGAATTTATTAAATTTTTCAAAGCCATCGGATTTGTTGTTTGCTTTGCAGTAGCTGATTTCATTCTACTACTATTAGTTGATTTAGCTCTTTTTTTGCCTTTTTTATTTTTCGGTCTTTTGTTAGCTACAACTTTACTAGCGCCTGCTACCATTGCTTGGTGTAAAGCTTTTGATATTTCTTTTTCACTATCACCAAGTTTTACTAATTCTTTATTTACTTTTAGGCGCATATTTGGTTTGTTAAACCATTTTTTACTTAATATATTTTTTAAGTAAAGAGAGCTACCTAATTCTCCAAATCTTTGTGTTACCCCTTTCGATGACTTAAAGTCACTACTAAACTGTGGGTCGTTAATAATGTCGTTTAAAATCTGTTCTACTATAGCTTCTACAGCATCTTTATCAGACTTAGCCATCATAGACTGTTGAGTTCCTGGTTCTTTTGAACTTCTTTCTGACCCTAGTGCTAGTGATAATTCTATTTGTTTATCAAATTTTACAATATCACTTATACTTGTACTGTTTAAACTAAAAGCAAAATCTAATTGAGCTGCAAAGTGTTCTATGGCTTTATGTTGAACAGTTGTTGGGTCTGTTTTTCTATATTCACCTTTTAAAGTTTCTGTTACCGAAGTTACAGCTACTGAAGTATCTCCATACCCTTCATTTACAGCAGCATTAGGTCCTGTTCCTACCATGTTACCTGTATGTCCACTTGCACCTGATACAGGGCCGTGTAGTCTGGCGAACTGACCTTTTGCGTCAAATTCTCCTCCCTCTTTAGTTCTATTCTTTAAACGACCTCTTTGTGACTTACCTCGTCCTGCCATGTAGCTAAAGTTATCTTCCATATCTTCAGTTACATTATCTAATATAAACTGTATTAAATATCTCATGACCTTTCTATTGTCTGAGTCACCTCTACTAGTCTGCATACCACCGGGGTAAGTTGCTAATACAAAGTCGGCGTTCATAGCAATCGATATAGGAACAATACTAGCTGCTGCTTTTGCACGAATATAAACTAACTTCTGTCTTGTTTTCTGTTTAGTTAAAGCGCCACCTTTTGTTCTAATATCAGCTATTCCTGCCTTTTCTTCAAATTTGGCTTTTTGGCCTTTACCTTTATAAACCTTATAGCCATTTTGACCATGAGCCCAAGCAACGTGGTTAACTGTTACTGCTCTTCTTGTTCTATCTCGTGCACGAGCTTTTAAGTATTTTAGTTCGGGAGAGGTTAAATCTCTACCAACTACTTTAGCTACAGCCATGTACATTATATCTACGATATGTTCTTCTATCATATTTTGGTAGAAAAACATATGTATTATAGAGTTTTGGTACTGAAGGTCTCTAAAATACTCCATCTTATCATTTAGTACGCTTACTAAAGTTTTTTTAAGGTCTCTTGATGCCATTAAATAACTACTTTATATAAATCAAGTACCCTTTTTATATGGTCTGGAAAGTCACTACTATTCCTTAAACCTGCAGTACCTTGATTCTGTTGGACAGCTCCGCCCAAACTTCTTCTTTCTTTATGTTCGTCTTTTATATAGTAATTAACTAAATCAAATAGTGCAAGTTGTAAATCTTTTGGTGTTGAAGCGTAGCCTGCTTTATATGTAATTTTTACTGCACCCACACCTCTTGCCCAATGTATATGATTACCTCCTGCATTAGTTCTAATAATTGCATCGGCTTCTTCATCAAGATAGTATTCATATTTAGCTGTAGTAAGTTCTGTATAACTATCTGAATAGTTTTGTCTTTCTTCTACTTTTGTTACAGAAACTATAGGACTTTCACTCACAATTATGGTGTTAGTAAAGTTATCTTCAATTGTAAAAGTTTCAACTTTGTCTGTACTATAAAAATCTACGAAACTTATTCCACAATACTTCTTAACTAAATCAGATACCTGAGGTACTATAACATTTAAACGATCATCGTCCTTCTCCCCTCGAAGGCCTTCTGCGTCTTTATATTCGTTTACTGTTATTAAGTCTGCCATAGTTAAAAAGGGTGGGTTTTAAGGAAACCCACCGAAAACCTGTAATTAGCTATTAACTAGCTGCTGCGTACTTCCATCCTGCGTACTTCCATCCGTGTACTGTGTGTGCACCTTCAATTAACTCGGCAAAGCCTAGTCTTTGTGAAGCTACTAATACTCTTCTTTGGTTCGCTACTTCGTAGTCAGATTCTATTGTTACACCTCTTAGTCTAGGCATTACATAGTTTCTTGGGTATACTGCGATAGCACCTGTTTTTGCTGCTGCTTTAGTAGCAAATTCGTCACATAAAATGACTCTTGAGCCAAATACTTGTCCGATTTCACCACTTAGTTTAGTAGCCATGTCGCCAACTAGGTTAGCGTCTTGGAACTCTGCATCTTCAAGTAGGTTGTAGTAACCTTCTTGTGAAACAAGATAAACAACTTCTGATGGATTAACACCATATTTGCCCATGTT